AGTGATGTAGTAGCCCCTCTTTCATTTAGAAATACCACTGAAGATCATGTTATCCTCATCATGTCTACACAAGACGTTGATGCTGCTGATCCAGATGCCAGTGTTAATGGCGATCCTCGATGGGCAGCTATTGATGGCGTAGATAGCAGTGGTAATATTGAGGTGACGCTATATCCAGAGCCAGACAGTACAGATACGATTGCTTACAGATATTATTCTTCTATACCTACTTTTACTGTTTCCAATGACAACGATTCAATTACGCCTTACGTAGCGGCTGTATGTCAGCCTGCGCTAATACACGGCATTTCTGCTTTATACAAACAGGAAAAGGGTGACGATCAGGGCGCACTGTCGGACAAACAGGAGATGGAGCGCGTTATTGCTATTGCAGGCAGACAAAACTTTAATGTGCAGGGAAATAGGACATACCGTATGCGTAGAGCGGATGACCATATTTCTGGTAAGTTTAGCTTTCAACCTACGGAAGGAAGCATAGGATAATGCCTATTGCCGCTGAATCGCTCCGTCTTGGCCCTTGGCGCAGTGGGGTAAACTATAGCCTTCCGGCTGAAGATATGCCACCAGACGGGCTGTATGAGATGGAGAATTGCACTGTAGGGTTAGCTGGTGAAGTTGCCAAGCGTAACGGCTTTGCAAAATATAATTCAAGTGCTATGAACAGCGGTGCTACAGTTACGGCATGTGGTCAAGTGGTGTTAGCCGGAACAGAAAAAACCTTTGCCTTTGCTGGTAACAAATTTTTTGACGTAACGGGCGGTACGGCTACAGATCGAACAGGGACTGTAACGATAACAGCTGGTAATGATTATACATGGGATTGGGTATTAGCCGGAAACACTTTAATTGCGGTAAATGGCCAAGACACGGACGGTATAAAATGGACGGGCGGATCAGCCAATGCAGCAACGCTCGATGACGATGCAAGGTTCACCAAAGCAAAATGGGTAGCTTTTTGGGAAAATCGTGCATGGGTAGCCAACGTAAACGCTGCCGCTGATCGCATATGGAGAAGCGATGCTGGCGATATTGAAACGTGGGGTTCACTTAGTTTTAATTCTGTAGGTTTTGATATTACTGGTTTACGACCATTTCAAAATGTTTTATCTGTCCACACAGAACAGGGCATACATACTCTTACGCCTACTGGTAACGCAACGATTCCTTTCCAGCAACAGCAGAGAACACAACGTGGAACGGTTGCAGGTAAGAGCATTGTTACGGTTCCTGGTGAGCGTCAATTATTCGTTCGCAATGACGGCATTTACCAATGGTCAGGCGGTTCTTCTGTAGAGAAGATTAGCTTGGCACTCGATGACAGATATTGGTCGAACCTAAACGTGTCTCGTTTGCCGTATTCATTTTCGCTCTATTATCCGGCACAAGAACAAGTCTGGTTCTTTTTGCCCTATGGCGCATCGCAGACAACGATGAACTCTGTGGTGATTTACTCTGCACGACTTAATGCGTGGTTTGGGCCGTATAACGGTTTTGCGCGTGACAGTGCAGCGTTAATAGATGATCTGCCTCATGCCGGAGACTTTGCCGGACATATTATGAAGCATGACTCTGGAACAAACGATGATGGTGCAGCCATACGGGGCAGTTTTGAAACGGCTGCCATTGCACCGTTTGGCGATGCGATAGAGTGTCGGTGGCTATATAACCGCCTGCTCTACGATAACGAAGGCGCACATGATCTCGATATAGCTCAGATCAGTGCCGGTATTGTCAGTAACTTCCAGACGGTTCAAATGGGCCAGACGGGTGCGTTACTAAACAGCACGTTTGTTTTAAATACTTCAACGCTGGAGTCTAACGTATCGGGCCTGACGAGCGACAGTGATCTGTTTGGTTACGATGCAAGAACTCGATTACGGATTTCTAATTACAACACAGATGAAACATTCACCATTCGGCGTACGTCATTGCAGTACAAGCCTATCGGCAACGTACGCCAACGCAAAACTGGAATAGAATAATATGGCATATCAATCTTCATATGCAGGGGCAATGGCCGCGCAAAATAAAAAGAAAAAGCCTCCAAGTCGAGGTGCGAATACGCCACCAGCCATGCCCCCACCACAGACGTATGGCGGTAATAAAGCCGTAAATATGGCACCGGGCGTTGGAGGAAACGAGGCTGATCCGTTAGTTACTGCTATAGCCGAAGGTGCTACTGGAGGCGGATTAGGTGCAAACAACCAAGATGGTGATCGTGCTATAGGAACTGGACGGCCAACTGGTTCAGATGTTTTTCAGCAAAATATAAATCCACAAGCTGGCCAGGGTGCGAATGCGCCACCCCCTCCACCTCCTTCTCCACCGCCACCACCAGTTCAGCAAAACATGCCAGGTACGGTGCAAGGCGGTAACACGCAAGTACAACAAAACATGGCTGGCACAGTGCAGGGTACGCCACCAGTTCAGCAGAATATGCCAGGTGCTGTTCAAGGTGTACCAGTTCAGCAGAATATACCAGGTAGCGTTCAAGGTACGCCACCAGTTCAAGAAAACATGGCTGGCACAGTTCAAGGTGGTAACACACAAGTTCAGCAAAACATGCCAAATACGGTGCAGGGTGGTACAAGCGCTAATAATTCGGCTGCTAATATGCCTCCAGGCGTTGGTGGCAATGTAACTACAGCATTACCTCCAAATACTCCGGCTAACATGGATCCAAATGCAGGGGTGACTTCAACAGGTGGTACGGGTTATACTGAGGATACGGCTAAGTCAGCGTTTGGGGGGGTTACTGCTGATGATAATCTTACTAACAAATTACGCGATGACATTAACAAGCAATATCAAGATGCGTTTGGTGGTACTACAACTCAAGCTGAAGATATAAACAAGCAATATCAAGATGCATTTGGCGGTACTACGACTCAAGCCGATGACATTAATAAACAGTATGAAGATGCCTTCGGTGGTACTACTACTCGTGCTGAAGACATCAATAAGCAATACACTGAAGGTATGTTACCAGCTACAACTCAAGCCGAAGATATAAACAGGCAATACACTGAAGGTATGTTGCCAGCTACGACTCAGCGCGAAGACATTAATAAGCAATACGAAGAAGCCTTTGGTGGTACTACAACTCAAGCTGATGATATTAATAGGCAGTATGAAAAAGCCTTTGGTGGTGCGCCTGTACAGACTACGGATCAGCGCGATGACATCAACAGGCAGTATGAAGAAGCGTTTGGCGGTGCGCCCGTACAGACTACACCAACTGACATTGCAGGGGCCGGTGCTGATATGGCTGCTGCACAAAACGTGGTAACGCCTGAAGCCGAACCGATGCCTGGCACGTTAGAGGATGCGTTACGTCAGCAATACATGAGCAGAGTGGGTGGAACAGATGACCCAATTTTAGCCTCTCAGTTAGCCGATCAGCAGATGCGCCAGAACGAACAACGTAAAGCTTTAGTTGAACAGTTAGGTCGTTATGGGGTGTTGCGAGGCGGTGGAGATACAGCGGCCGCTTTAGCAAGAATGGGTGAAGGCGATGAGCGTAACCGATTAGCACTGGAAGCTCAAGCGGCACAACGCAGACAACAGGACTTACGTGATGCACAGGGCTTTGATTTGGGTCAACGTGGAATGGGCTTACAGGAAGACCGTTTTGGTCAGGATAGGCTTACGCAAGAACTGGCGAGAGAAGTTACTGAAGCCGGACAAACCGGACAGTTTAGAGGCGGTCAGACAATGGCCGGGCAACGCCAAGAAGCAGATATCTTTGGCGAAGTAGATGGTAGGCAGACACTACAGTCTGATATACAGCGAGGCCAGTTAGGGTTAGGCGAACGTCAAACAGGGCTACAGGAACGTACGGGTGCAGAAGATATACGCAGATCAACAGCGCAACGTGGAGCAATAGAAGGTCAGGAAGGTCGTGCAGACCAACAGTTAGAGTCACAGTTGTTTGGTGAGGTTGATGGCCGTCAAACGCTAACAGGTGAAACCACTGAGTCAAACATAAAGTCACAGGACTTAGAAAGACGTAGAGCAGAAGCTGGCTTAACAGGCACGTTTGATTACGGAGATCAGCGTGGCACAACACAAACACAAGCAGCAAAAGCATTAGCAAGCGAGTTGGAGACAGCGGCATTAGGACGCGATGTATCACGCGCTGGTCAAACTGGAGAATTTGAAGGCGAAGATACGATTGAAAAGAGGTTACAGGAAGCTCAGTTGACCGGAGATTATCTTGATGAAGAAGGTCGTTTTCTTGGAAGGACATTAGCTGGACAAGAAGGCGAAATGGATAGAGTTGGAGCAATATTAGCAGCAGCAGATGCTGGCATTATAGATAACAGGGTGGCTGAAGAAGAACTTAGAAGGGTTCTCGCGTTATCATCTGGTGGGGTTGGTGCTTATGGTGATGGAGGAGGCGGTGGAGGAGGTGCAGACTTATCTAATGAAGAAAGAAGAAACAGAGAGCAACAGTTCCAAGACGCATTGAATAGGTCAACAAATCAGGAAGAAGAGTTTGGCGATTATAACCCCGAAGGCGAAGTGATTGATGTAGGGCCAGACGGTGAATTGCCCGAAGGATTTACTGAAAATCAAGATGGAACTTTTTCTTCGATGATAAATGGTATACCACAAACCTTTATTTATAGAAAAGGGCCGCAAGGTGAAAACGTGTTGGTTAATATTACAGATCCAGATTTTAGAAGATAGAGGAAAAATATGAAAATAAATCGCCTTTTTGACTCAATTTTTTGGTTTGCTAAAAATCCACTTAAAGACACACATATGGGGTTTTTGCAAGCGGCCTTGCCGTATATAGCCAGTGCCGGGATGAGCTTGGCCCAACATCATTTTGCCGGAAAGCAAGCAGATAAACAGCGTAGGAGAGCAGACGAACAGGCTAAACAAGACAAGCTGTTAGCAAGTTTTGGTCAACAGCCTACGCAGGGGCCACAACAGTATCAAGAGCAAGGTATGGCACAAAAATTACTAAGCGATCCTATTACTCAATCGCTTGTTGGCGAGTTGGTAAACAAAGGTCAGAATAAATTAAGTCAAACTCCAACAGGTGGAATGAATGACGCTGCAAGAGATGCTATGAGGCAATATGATATTAATGCTAATGCAAGACGTAGGTCGATGTTTGGCGGCTAACGATAGAACAGGAAAAAATAATGAATGAATTATTAAGACAAAATCCTGACATTAGGCGATTGCCAGGTGAATCGGATAGCCAATTTAAAGATAGAATGGCTAAATTAGCTCTTGCGCAAGGGAATTATGCTGATATTCCTAAAAATAAAAGTATGACGGGGTTAAATTTAGACGTAAAAGTTCCTCCAGGTATGGAAGGTGGAGCTTCTGAAGAAGAATTTGATGCTGCTGCTCAAAGCATGTTATTGCAAGGAAGGGATAAGCTCGGCCCACCTCTTATAACAGTCGATACTAAACCAAAAGATCCTTTGTTTTCTTTATTAACTGGCAATTTAGACGTTACAAAAGATCCATACACTAGCGATAAAGAATCCTTGGGTAATTTTATTACCGTTGAAGACATGGGCGGTGAGATTACAGGCGAAGACAAAAAAAGAATTCTTCTTGGCTTACGTTCAGAAAAAGATCAGGTAAATCGAGATAAGCGCAGAGAAGAGCTTATTCCGACACCTACACCCGCTAAGGAAGAAAGCCCTACTCTTGTTATAACAGATAAGATGAGAAGTAATTTACGTTTGCCTGATGAAGAAGAGCCTGATGTCGTTGAGAAAAAAGAAACAATTACCAAAGAAGCAGCAGTAGAGCCAAAAGAATCATCTTCTTTTTTTGGCAAAATAGGCCAGTTAATTAAAAATAACCCAGAAGTAGCGGCTCAGATTGCTCAATTGGGTGGTGGATTACTTAGCAACGTAGCTCAAGGCAAAGCTCAACGGAAGGCTGACAAAGCCACAGAAGAGCGTATGGCAAGGGCTAACCTTATTGGAGCATTAACAGGTCGTACTCCAGGGGTCGCTGAAGAGAGGGCCGATACGGGCGGTTTCCTTTCTCTTGACACGTTAGGCAAGGCTATTGCCGGAGGCGGTAAGGTAGCTTCAGATGAAATGACTCGACGTAGGGCTGAAGAGGTGGAAGAACGTACCTTGGGTCAAACAGATGAAAAGTTAGAAATTGCAAGAGAAGACATGGAAAAAGATTTTGAAGTTGCTATAAAAGAAGCTGAAGCAGCGTTAGCCGAAGCATCTGGGGTTGACTATCCAGCAATTCAAAAAAGCGTGGATTCTATAGATAGGGCCACACAGATAAATGTTGAAGGTGGTTATTTAGATCCGAAAAGTGGGGGCAAAGCCTTATACGATAACACTGTAGTTGTTTTTGAGGAATTTCTTAAAGATCCTGGGCCAATAGGAAATGCAGCCATCTTCCAACAGTATCAACGATTCTTTGACCCTGCTACTGTTAGGGTGGAAGATGCTAAAATGGTTGCAGAGTCTCAAGGATTATTTAAAAAGCTACTTGAAGCCCCTTTCCAAAGAATGACAGGCGAAGGTGGTATATTTGCTAATTCAACTGTAAGAGAAATGTATGATCTTGTAGAAAAAGTTCACAACGCAAAACAATTAGCCGCAATGGATCAAGTTAACGCTTATATAGGGACAGAAGATCAGCCAGGACAAGGGTTAATAGATCCTAGATATCGCAACAGGGTGTTTGATTATTACAAACAATTGATTGGCTCTCCTACAGATAGTGCTACTGACCTGTCAACGGCTCTTGAAAACGATGAAATAAATTTATAATTGGATAAATAATGGCATATAAATTTGACACATACATTCAGCTTGGTGAGGCAATAAAAAAGGCCAAGCCAGAATATGCAGACCGAAACAGTGAATCGTTGGGATTGCAATTCTCAGAAAAGTATGGCGATAAATACAGCGTCAATGTAGCAGAAGAAGAAGATCGAGCTACTTTTGCTTATGACCCAGAAGAAGGTTTTAATGTACTAAAGACGTTGGGTAATGTCCCTTCAAGTGCTGGCGCAATAGTAGAAGATTTGGCTACAGCTGTTATGAATCCTCTTGATACCGCAGAAGCACTTGGGAGAGGGGTCGCTGGAGGTGCTGAGTTAGCTTTAGGGACTCAGTTTAGTCCTAAAAACATTCAAATGGCTGAACAGTTAGGCGAAGGGCTTGCCGGAGCCGTTGGTTTTGATAAAAAAGATGGTGAATACGAGTTTACCGGGAGAGGAATACAAGAACGACCATTAGATATATTAAGTATGTTGGCTGGTGGCACTGCGGTAGGAGCAAAAGGTGCTTCTGTGGGAGCCAAAGCCCTATCTAAGGCAGGCAAAACAAAAGGGTTTGCTGAAAAAGCAGAACGTGTTGGTAGTGCTGCGCAAAGATTAGATCCTACCTTAGCTTTACCTTCTCTTGGTTTTAGGGCAGGCAAGGCAACAGCTAAAGGTGCAGGGAAAATAGTTGGGGCCGGTGCGCGTAGAGTAGCTCGTCCTGTAATGGCCCCTATTAAAAACTTTACTAAAGACAAAGTTAATAGATTAAATTCTCTATTAGAAGACTCGCCTTATGGAACTCGGTTGCGAGAAATAAAAGAAAAATATTCAAATCTTCCTAAGACAGGATTAGACAAGATAAAAGGCTTTAAAGAAAAAGCTGTTGAAAAAACGCAAGAACAAATAGAAAAAACCATAGGACAAAAAGGTTCTTTACGAGGAACTCTTGAGGGCTTGTTGTTTAATACCCTGTCTTTTACCTGGAATCTTCCTGAAAGGTTAGTGCGTAAAGTTGTTGATACAGCCACAAACGATTCAAAGCAAACAGGCGTTATCCTTAATGCTATACGCCAAAGTGATGAAGTTGTAAATGGACGCAAGGTTAGTGGCGATGCTATTGTTTCTCGTAAGCTGGCCTCAGACATCACTGATGCTGTACAGGAATACAAGAAAAACCAAACAAAGATACAGGATGAAAGACGCAAACTTCTCCACATGGACAAGGTTACGGTGGGGGTTCAAGATTTTAGAAATGGTTTGCAGAATTTAATAAAAAACGACTTTCAATTTAAAGAAGACATGCTTGGTCAAGTTGTCCCTGAGTTTCGACCTTTCTTTGGAGAGACAGGGCAAAAGGGAGTGGTTAATGCATTAGAAAGTTTGTATGATCCAAGGTTTAATGATGGATTTATAGCCCTTGAACAGCTTGATAAGTTTAAACAGTTAGTAGGTGATCTGCGATATGGCAAAGATGGCCCTACAACTAACGCTACAAGGGTTTTAGATAAAATCTATGCTTATACCCGTGATTATATAGGGAAGGTTGCTGATGACCCCATAACAATGAATGCTCACGTTACGGGGCTTCGCAAGCAAAAGGTAAAAGAGGGACTACAAAGAGATATAGAAGCAGGTTATAAAGATCCTCAGATTAGAAGAGATATCTTAGAATCATTAGACGTTTTTGGCGAGTTAGGAACAGGCGGTTTTGATGCTGACATGTTTTTGAACGACTATTACACTAAAAACTTCCCTGCTGCAAGATCTCAGCAAATGAGAGAACGGTTACCTATCTATAAAAAGGGCGATGATGCAGTTGAATTTTACAGTAATCCAGAAACTTATAATATTCCTGAGCAAGAACTGTTTGACATCATAAGAGAAGGAAGAGATGCATTTGTTAAAAGGTTCTCCAGGTCAAAAGTTACAAGAGGAGACAAGGCTGGCAAATATGACGATATCCTCGAACAAGAAAAGTTAAAAGATATTGAACGCCTTGAAGGAGAGTTTGCTTTTATTGATCCTGATAAGGTTGAGAGTTGGGCTGCTAACGAAAAGAATATATTAAAAGAGTTTTATGGAGATCCCGATACTGGAGAATTTCCAACTATTGAATTAGGCGATTACAGCCTTGCAATGCGTGACCATATGGACTTTCAAGATTTTATGAAAAGGCTTAGTGATGATTTGCGTATTGAAGCCCCTGACAGTAGGCGAAGAATCGTAGTAGATGAACAAGGAAAGGCTGTTGTTGAAGATGGTTCGCCTGTCTTTGAAACAATATTAAAACAGCCTGGTAAAGAACGTGAGGTGTTGCGATCTGTCTTAAATGCTTTTGATGACGATACGGGATTAGCGTTTGAAACCTTAGCTGAGTTATCAGAAGTTACCAACAGGCCAGAAATGATTTCCCAGGTTTTAGGGGCAAATCTTCGGCCAACACTTGCTACTGGTTTGGCTCCAAGAGGTGAGATAAGTCAGTTGTCCAGAACAGCCGCTGGTGGTCTTACGCATCCTTTAGCCGTCATGGTGACATTAGTAGAGTTTTTCCCTGCTCTTGCTGTATTTTCTCCAAGATATGGAAGCCAGTTATTGATTAGGGCTTACTCTCCAGAAGGTCGTAAAGTTCTTAATAATTACACAAAAATGGGAGCAGAAGGTCTTGCAGAAGCCAAGCGCAGAGGGCTTGATGCTTGGACAGAAGCAAGTGCTTGGGCAAGTAAGGTTACAGGTAAAAAGCCAAAAGATTTAACTGATAACGATGTTTTTAAAGCGCATGAAGATGCAAAACAGCTTGAAAATGCTTTAGAGCAAATGCCTCCAGATCGCCAATCAATGATGAGAACAATATTGCAAGGCGGCGCAATAACTGCAAGGGCAGAAGAACAGGGTGAAGAGGCCCAGGAACGAAGAAATTTACTTTCCACATTAGGACAGACACAGAGGTAGATAATGGGTTCTGTATCCAGAGTACACACATTTGCATCAGGTGCGGTTTTAACTGCCGCGCAACTCAATAACGAGTTTGACAACCTGCTTACATCGTCAGCTATAAATGGCGGTTTGGATGCTTCTAACTTAGGCGTAACGGCCGGCCAAGTTACTGCTTCTAAGGCGTTAGTTGTCGATTCAAGCCGTGATTTAGATGATACATCGTCTTCAAATCAGTTAAATAATTTAACGGTAGCAGGGCTGTTAAAAACAGACAATACGACCAATGCTACATCAACGACAGACGGGTCATTACAAACAGATGGCGGTCTATCCGTAGCACTGGATGCTATTATCGGTGATGATTTAAAATTGTTAAGTGATTCTGCTGTATTGTCGTTAGGTGCAGGGTCTGATTTTACGATTACTCACGATGGAACTACAGGTGCTACATTAGCCGGAAACCCTATTGTAATTGACTCAGGAGACGCTCTAACGCTCGATGCTCATACTGGCGTGTTTACCTTCAAAGATGCTGGATCGTCCGTTTTAAGCATAACAGAGAGCAACTCAGGCGATGTCACAGTTAAGGTTATAACTAACGGTAAAGATTTAAAGTTTACAGACAACGGAGATGCAGTAGGACTAACCGTATTAGATGGAGCCGCTGGTATCACCGTAGCTGGTGAAGGTGATTTTGGTTCATTGGACGTAAACGGCAATGCAGACATCTCTGGCGATTTAACTTTATCGGCTGGGGCAGATGGAGCATTACGTTTTTCAGCTGCAAGCTCAATAAAGATTCTTGACAACAATTCAGCTTCATTGGTCATAGAAGAGGCCGACAATGCCTATATGACCTTTGTTACCACCAACAGTTCTGAAGCTGTTAAGTTTGACAAGGCACTCGATATAAACGCTGCTATGGACATAGATGCA